GGCCGTGAAGCGCCGCATCTCCAAGCGCGTGGCGCTGCACCTCGTTCTCGTAATCGGGACGCCCAAGCCCAAGCGGCGCAGTGGCGTGGACGTCGAGGGACGGAGCGCGCGGCCGAAGCGGCAGCGGGTGCGGTCGTGAAGCATCGTCGATTTTGCCCCACTGCGCGGCTTGGTGGTCTGAGCGAGGAATGCACTTGCGGTCCGCGGTGCGGCATCTGCCAGCGTCTTGATTGCAATGGCATGCACGTCTGCAGTTGTCAGCGCTATCCGCATATCGAGTCATGCGAGCTGGTACAGGCGGGTCTGTTCATCATGGTGCGCACGTGAAAAAGAAGACCGGCCGCGCCTGCATCGTCTGCGGTCGCCTCGAAGGGCGCTCGTGCGTGATCGACGGTGTCACCTGCATCGCGTGCCCCGAGTGCGAGGGCGACCGGTTCAGACGCCCGTATGCGGTCAAGTGGACCGTCGAAGGGAAGCCCGAGCGATGAGCTTCGTCGGGCCCTGCGCGCACAGCGAGCGCGAAACAGTCGTGAACGGGGGGGGGGCAAGCGCATTGCGCTGCGCTGCGCACGCTGCCTCGATATTCGTGTTCTGCGCCCGTGCGCGCAATGCGCGGCGGAAATGCAGATTCCGCTCGACCGCGGCGCGCGTCGTTACTGCGGCAGCGCCTGCAAGTCGAAGGCGTATCGCAGACGCAAGAAGGAGGTCGCTGATGCCGCAATCCGAGGCTGATGATATCGACGAGGTCGCGCCGGCGAATGATGAGGCGATCTGGGGCGACCGCGCGAATTCGCTCGTCGGCGCGATGGGTGTCATGTCGAGGCCGATCCACATGGCTTCGCTCGTCGCGTACGCCCAGCGCAAGGGCTGGGAGGTCGCGACGCTCGCGGGCGTGATCGCCTACTGCGAGCGCACCGGCCAGGTCGTGCGCTTCAAGGCCTTCAATGGGGAGAAAGCCTTCCGTCTCGCCGGCGATGCCGACGCGCCTGTCGACGAGGACGACGCAGAGGAGGAGCGCCACGCGGCGCCGGCACACCTCGAGGAGGACGAAGTGGCAAAGGACGCAATAACGGCAGACGAGGCGGCGGAGATGCTCGACGTCAACAAGGAGTACATCGGCTATCTGTGCAGGCTCGGCCGCATCGAGCGCCTCTCGGGCGGGAAGGGCAAACCGGGAACGTTTTCGCGCGCGTCGGTGATCACCTATCGCGATCGGAAGCACAAGACGAAGGCCGCGACCGACCACCTGCCGGCGACGCGCACCAAGCGCAAGGCCAGCGCATCGAAGAAGTCGACTGCGATCGTGCCGCGCGTCGTGCAGCTGCGCGAGCGCAAGGTCGAGCAGCTCGACGTCGAGGGCCTGCGCCTACTCGTCTCTTGCGTCGACCGCGGCTGGATCGACCAGGACGCCGCGTGGGCGAAGCTGCGCGAGCTGGTGGCGGAGCTGTAGCGCATGCGTCTGCTTTCGCTCGCCGCCGAAGCCGTGCGCGAAGCCGAGGAGATCGACCATATCCACCGCAGCCTTTCGTCGGTACTGCTCCTCGTCGCGGCTCGCCAGTTCCAAGCGAATGTCGCCCTGTTCCTCGAGCGCATCACCACGAGGATGCCGGCGTGACTATGCAGCTGCGCCCCTACCAGGTCGGCGCCATCGATGCGCTGCGCGCGCGCGTCTCAGCTGGCGTGCGTCGCGTACTGCTATGCGCGCCCACGGGGTCCGGAAAGACGGTCATGGCGAGCGAGGTCATCCGCGGCGCCGTCGCGCGCGGCAAGCGCGTCGTGTTCGTCGCGCACCGCAAGGAGCTCATCGACCAGGCCTTCGATAAGCTCTGTCGCTTCGGCGTCTCGGCCGGCGTCATCATGGCCGGCGACAAACGGCGTGACGACTACTGGCCGGTGCAGGTCTGCTCGATCCAGACGCTGGCGCGGCGCATGGATCGTCTGCCTCCGGCCGACGTCGTCGTCATCGACGAGGCGCACCACGCGGTCAGCAACAGCTACAAGTTCCTCGTCGAGCGCTACGAGCGCGCCATCGTCCTCGGCCTCACCGCCACGCCATGGCGTCTCGGCAAGCTCAGCCTCGCCGACATGTTCGAGGAGCTTGTGCTCGCCGCGACCCCGGCCGAGCTCATGGCCATGGGCGCGCTCGTGCAGTACGACGCCTTCGCCTACGACGCGCCCGACCTGCACGATGTCAAGACGGTCGCCGGCGACTGGAACCAGCGCGAGCTCGCCCTGGCGTGCAACACGACGGTGCTCGTCGGCTCGGTCGCGCACGAGTACGTGACGCACGCGCGCGGCCGCCGAGCCATCCTCTTTCCCGTCGACATCAACCATTCGCGCTCGATCATCGGCGAGCTCGAGGCAGTCGGCGTCCGCGCCAAACACCTCGACTGCCACACGCCCAAGCTCGAGCGCGAGCGCATCTTGGCCGACCTGGCGAGCGGCGCCGTGCAGGTCGTCAGCAGCGTCGGCGTGCTCACCGAAGGTTTCGATTGCCCCGAAGCCGAGGTCTGCATTATCGCGCGGCCGACGCAGTCATTGACGCTTCATCTGCAAATCCTCGGACGCGTGCTCCGCACAGCGCCCGGCAAGGTGCGTGCGCTCATCCACGACCACGCGGGCAACCTCATGCGCCACGGCTTCCCGGACGACGATCGCGACTACTCGCTCGTCGCCACGCCCACGCGAGACCGGGCGATGCACACCTGCCCGTTCTGCAAGTTCCTCTTCGGCTCGATCCGCAGCGACGGGTGCTGTCCGAAGTGCGGCGAGCTGATTGCGCAGGCACTCGAGCGCCGCGGCGGCGAGGGCGCCGAGCCGCGCGCGCAGAAGGTCGTCGTCGACGGCAAGCGCCTTTCGGCGGCACAGATCAGGGAGGCGCGCGCGATGCGCGATCGCAAGGAGCTGCGCAACGACCTCAGCGACGCCGATCTCGTGCGCGTCGCTCACGCGACGCCCGAGGAGAAGGCAGCCGAATACCTGCGCCTGCACGAAGTGCGCGAGCGCAAGGGCTTCAAGCTCGGCTGGGTCGCGCACCAGTACCGGTCGACGTTCGGCGTGTGGCCGAAGTTCTCCGACGAGATGCTCGAGCGCACGCGGCCGGCGGTCTCGCCGTTCATCCCATTGCCGGCCAAGCCGCGCGAGGAGGCCGCGTGATCGCGAAGCTCGCCGTCGTCGCGTTGACCATGATCGCCACGCCGCTCGTGTTCCCGCCCGCGATCGCGCTCGAGCGGTGGTCGCGCTGGCAGCGTCGCCGCCGCAGCGCGCGCCTGCGCGAGCTCGGCGTCGTGGAGCTGCGCCGATGATCCGCATCCCGCACCACGATCCCGTGCTCGAGGCGGTGTTGCAGCGCATGGTGCTCGCCAGGCTCAACGAGCTGCCCGGCGTGCGCGTCTGGCGCATGAACACAGGCGGCGCAGTCGACGAGGATGAAGAGACCGGACGCAAGCGCGTGCTCAAGTTCGGTGTGCCAGGGCAGGCCGATATCAGTGGCTTGATGCTGCAGCCGAGCGGCGTCGGACGCCGGCTCGAGGTTGAGGTCAAGAGCGCCACCGGACGCCAGCGCGAGGCGCAGCGCCTGTGGCAGGCGGAGATCGAGCGATACGGCGGCCTCTACATCCTGGCGCGCACGCTCGCCGAGGCGCTTGTGCCCGTCTGCGAGGCCATGGGCTTGGAGTACTTCGTCGAGGCGCCATGATGCTCGCCATCACGCTCGGCGAAGGCCTCGCCCGGCCCCAGGGGACGGCGCTCGCGCTGCCCGCGGCCGCCGCCCTCGCCGAGGCGCTGCGCTCGCAGCCCGCGCGCGCCGAGCGCTGGTGGGCGCCCGTGACCTGGCTGCGCGACTATCGCCTGGCGGCGAACTGGCAGAGCTCGAGCGCGGCCGCGGTCGACGTCGACTACACCACCAAGGACACGGCGCCGGCGGCCGATGAGGTCGAGCGGCTGGTCGAGCTCGCGCGCAGCGGCGCGCTGCCCGGCTCGCTGTTCCATCTGACGCCGCACGGCTGCCGCGTCGTATTCGCCTACGACACGGAGTGCCGCGACCGCGGGCTCGCGATCGCCGCGCAGCGGGGCGCCGGCGCGCTGGTGGCGCGCGCGATCGCCGGTCTCCCCTACCGCGTCGACGAGCCGCTCCTCGGCGATCTGGGACGCCTGTTCTTCACGCCCAATGCGATCGCCAAGGGTGTCGCACGTGCCGCCGACGTGCTCGAGCTTCGCGCCGAGCCCTACGCGCCCGCCGAGCTAGCCAAGGGCGTCGCCGCGGCCGTGGCTGCCCCCGCGCGCGCTCCCGCGCCGGCGACGTCGTTTCAGGTCGCCGCCGAGCGCTGGAATGCTGCGCATGTCGAGACGTGGCCCAAGGCCGTCGGCGACTGCCCCATCTGCGGACACCGCGGCTGCTTCGGACAGCTGCCCGAGAATCCAGCGAAGTGGTTCTGCTGGTCGACGCAACACACCGCCGGCGGCACGCGCACCGACAAAGGATGGGTGGGCGACGCGCTCGATGTCGACGCCGCACTGCGCGGCCTGACGCCGGCGCAGGTGCTCGTCGACGACGGCTACCTGGCCATGGCGCGCTCACGGGCGCCCGCGTCTTCCGCAGCGCCGAGCTCAGCAGCGCCGGCGACGGTCACGCCCATCGACCGCGGCCGCCGCGCGTATCGCAACAATTCGTATCTGACGGCGGTGCAGATCGTCGAGACCAACGACCGCGAAGTGCTCGGCACCGGCGCGCGCCTCGAGTACGACGAGATGGCCGGCCGCGTGACGCTCAACCGCAAGCCGCTCGAGGACGTCGACGAGCTGCGCGTGCGCGCCGAGATCGAGCGACGCCACGTCGGCGGCGTCGACGACCACGGCAACCAGAAGGGGCTCAAGGTCTCGCTCGGCGACGTGCGCCAGGCGCTGCACCAGGTCGCGCGCGAGCGGCCCTATCATCCCGTGCGCGAGTACCTCAGCGGCCTTGTCTGGGATGGCACGCCGCGCCTCGACGCCGTCGCCGAGGACATTCTCGGTGCCGAGCGCACCGTGCTCAACCAGGCGCTCGTGCGCCGCTACATGGTCAGCGCCGTCGCCCGCGCCATGCAACCTGGGTGCAAGGTCGACACCGCGCTCATCCTTGTCGGCCCCACCGGGCTCGGTAAGTCAACTTTCTTCCGCGTCATCGGCTCCCCGTGGTTCGTCGACACGATGCTCGACGTGACCAGCGCCAAGGCGCTGATGACGCTGCGCCGCGCCTGGATCTACGAGTGGGCCGAGCTCGAGGTCATGCGCCGCGCCGAGGACATCAACACCGTCAAGGCGTTGATCACGTCGCCCACCGACGAGTACGTGCCCCAGTATGGCCATCACGCTGTCGAGGTGCCGCGGGGCTTCGTCATTGCCGGCACGACCGAGTCAGACGAGTTTCTCGTCGACGAGAAAGGAAACCGCCGCTTCTGGCCGCTGCGCGTGACCGCCCTCGACCTGGTCGCCTTGCGCGAGCAGCGCGACCAACTCTGGGCCGAGGCGGCGAGCCTCTACGCCGCGTGGGTCGCGGGTGGTGCGGACGTCTGCACGACGCCGTGGGTGCTCAGCCCCGAGGAGTCGCGCGCGCTCGACCCGGTACACGCCGAGTATCAAGCGACCGACTCGTGGTCGGACTTCGTCGTCGCGTGGGCCGAGAAGCAACTCGGCGAGTTCACCACGTCGGATGTGCTCGAGCACGCGATCCAGAAGCCGCGCGCGCAGCGCAATCGAGGCGACGACATGCGCGTCGCGGCCATCTTGAAGCGGGCCGGTTGGAGGCTCGGGAAAAAGCCCGAAGGGAGGTCCAAGCCATGGGTCAAAAAATGAGCACCCTACCTCTGCCCGAAAGCAGTAGGGAGTCGGTAGGGAGCGGTAGGGAGGAGGTAGGGAGCGCTCCCTACTTAGGTAGGGAGTTTCGCGCGAGGTCGGGAGCGAAAAGCCGAGCCATGTCGACCATTCTCCCTACCTCCCTACCCTCCCTACTAAATAATGAAGAGTTAATAGCAGAGGCCAGTTGTAAGGGAGGCTACGCGGGAGGGCGCGTTTACGCCTCCTCGCGCGCGCCGCGCGCGCATGTGCACGTAAGTAGATCGCGCGCACGCACGCGTGGGTGGCAGTCGTGAGTCTCGACTGGCCGCGCTGCCACCGCTGCCGGCGCGCGCTGGTGCGGCTTGCGTGGGTGGTCGCGAACGGCTGCGGCGCGGTCTGGGTGTTCTGCTCGAGCACGTGCCGGGGGTTCTGGTTCCAGAACTGGGTGCGGTCGTGATGCAGCGCGGGCGCGACCCCTACTCGCGTTCGTCGTTCGCGGCGAAGCGAGCGCACCACCGGCGACTCGCAGGATGGCGCCCGTCGGTGCTCTATCGCTGCCGGCTATGCGCGGTCAAGGTGCTGGGACGCGATCGCGAGGGGCACCTGGCGCGCTCGCACAGCGGCGGCGACGTGCTGGTCTGCTTCGCAGTGGTGCGCAAGAGGAGCTGAGAAATGATTCTAGACGCCAGTGGACACCCGATCGCAGTGAACCATTCGTTGCCCGCGTTGGCCGATGTCGCGGCGCTCTGTTTTCTGTTGAACGCGTGGCTGCATGGTCCCGATTGCGGCATTTCGTACTCGCGCGTCGTCAATGACGGCACCGGCGCGTTCATCGCTCTGCGGGCGTCTCGACGGGGCGTTCAGGTGCGGACCGCATGATGCGCACCCGCGACGTGCTGCGCTGGCATTGGTCGCTGCGAGACATGGTCAGCCTCGTCGGCATCGTGCTCGCCGGAGCGGTGCTGATGGCGCTCGACGGTGCGTGCGAGCAACTCGAGGAGTGGCTCGACGATGCGTGAGCGTGATGAGCTCGCCATCGCGCTTGCGGCTGAGCGGCGCCGCTCGGAGGAAGACGAGCAGCGCGAGCTCGCGGCGCGCAAGGCAGAGCTGCCGCGCACGCACAGCGAGGACGCGCGCGAGCATTGGCGACGGTGGAAGGCGCTGGGGCGCCGTGTGATGCGGGCGATCTTGACAGGTCGGCGTCGACCTCGGTCGTAATCCTGAAAGCAGGAGTGACTGTGGCGGAACGAAAAGCAGACGGGACGTTCGGGAAGGGTACGAGCGGCAATCCGGGCGGCAAGAGTTCGGAGCGCGAGGAGTTGCGACGCTGGCTACGCGAAGAATTCGGCCGCGCGTCGATAGAGGGAATCGCGAAGATGGCCGGACTCGTCAAAGGCTTCGCGGCCGCGAAGGGCCGAGTGCGCCTCGACGCCTATCGCTGGCTCGCCGACCAGAGCGTCGGCAAAGCCGTGCAGGCCATCAGCGGGCCCGATGGGCAGCCGCTGAGCCCGTTTGACTTCTCGGGCTTGACGACGGATATGCTGCAGCAGCTCGAGCAGATTCGTAGTGCGCTCAAGGTCAAGCCCTGATAGAGCTCGCGGCATTGCTCGACGACGTCGCGCTCGACGTTGAGCTGATACGGCGAATAGGTCTGCGCAAATTCGTCGAGCTCGCGTGGTCGCAGGTCGAGGCAGTGCCGTTCGTTGGCGGCTGGCACCTCGACGAGATCTGCGCGCACGCCGAGGCGGTGTCGCGCGGCCAGATCCGCAAGCTCGTCATCAACGTTCCGCCAGGCATGACGAAGTCGCTGACCATCTCGGTGCTGTGGCCGGCTTGGGACTGGATTACGCGCCCCGACCGCAAGTGGATGTTCTCGACGTTCGACGCCGACCTGGCGCGCCGTGACGCTCTGCGCGCGCGCGGCCTCGTGCGATCCGATTGGTTTCGCGCGCGGTGGCCGCAGCTGCAGATCGACGACAGCGACGACCGTCAGCGCACGATGGGCGTCTACTACACGACGAAGGGCGGCATGCGCTTCTCGTCGTCCGTCGAGGGCAAGGCCACCGGCTGGCATTCGCATATCCAGGTCGTCGACGATCCGACAAAGCCGTCTGACATCCAGGCCGGCGGCGATGTCGCGCGCACCGCGCTCGATGCGACGTGGACCTGGTGGCAGAACACGATGGCGTCGCGCAAGGCCGACCCGAAGGACTTCGCGCGCGTCGTCATCATGCAGCGCCTGCACGAAGATGACCTTGCCGGCCGGTGCCTCAAAGAGGGCGGCTGGGAGCACCTCATGTTGCCGATGCACTTCGACCCCAAACGGAAGTGCAAGACGATGGTCGGCGGCGATCGACGCACCGTCGAGGGTGAGCTGCTCTGCCCTGCCCGCTTCGACGCCGCATCGGTCGCCGAGACGGAGCGCGACATGGATCCGGCGACGGCATCGGCCCAGCTCGAGCAGGCGCCTGCACCGGCATCGGGAACGATCTTCGACCGCGAGTGGCTCGTGAAGGAGTACGACGAGCTGCCGGCGGGGCTGCAGCTATTTCAGTCATGGGACTGCGCGTTCAAGGACAGCCGCGATTCCGACTTCGTCGTCGGAACGGTCTGGGGAATGCTCGGCGCACGCTTCTATCTCGTCGACCTGGTGCGGGACAGGATGAACTTCCCGGCGACGTGCGCCGCGATTCGCGACATGACCGCGAAGCACCCGAACTGCGTGACCAAGCTCGTCGAGGACAAGGCCAATGGGCCGGCGGTGCAGCAGGAGCTGCAGGACGAGGTGGCCGGTATCGTCGCTGTCAATCCGATGGGCGGCAAGATCGCCCGCGCCAACGCGTGCAGCGGCCTCTTCAAGGCCGGCAATGTGTACGTGCCGAAGGTGTCGCGCGCGCCGTGGGTGGCCGAGTGGCGCGAGGAGATGGCGCAGTTTCCGCGCGGTCGCCATGACGACCAGGTCGACTCGACGACGCAGGCGCTGATTTATATGCACGGCACGCCACAGGTCGGCGCTGACACTGTGACGAGCGCGGGGGAGCGTCGCTGGAGCAATCGCCGCGGCGGCCTGATGACCTAATAGCTGATGACCTAATAGCTTGACTTCGGCGGCGGCGCTGCAGTCGTTTGTGGCTGTGAATGGCATTCTGGTCGCGCCTGTTTGGCACTCCGCCCGCCGCCGTCGCCGCTGACGCGAAGGCCGTCGCGCAGGGGCGAGAACAGCCGCCGACAGATCCCTGGCCGCTGACACAACCCGGCTCGGACATGTGGCGCACGTATCCCGAGGAGACGATCACCCCGGAGAACCTGCGCACGATTCAGAAAGACGCTGACGTCGGCTTCACCTGGCGCTTGATGGAGCTCTACGACGCGATCGCGATGGACTACCACGTCGCCTCGCAGCTGCGCACGCGCAAGCTCAGCGTAGCCGGCGCACCGGTAGAGATTGAGCCCGGCGATACGACCAAGCGTGCCTCGAGCATCGCCGAGGCCGCGCGCGTCTTCTGGCAGCGCATCCCCGACCAGACGCAGTTCCTCGTCGACATCCTCGACGACTTCTATCGCGGCTTCTCGTGCGTGCGGCCGATCTGGGACAGCATCGGCGGCAAGTGGTGGATCGTCGATCACGACGCCGTCGACTCGCGCTACTTCCGCTTCGACCATGCCATCACGCCGCTCATCACGAGCGTCCCCGGCGCCGGCGAGGGCGTGCCAGTTCCCGACGGGTATATCTACTCGGAGTGCCGCGACAAGGCGGGGCCCATCGTGCGCGCCGGCGTCGGCCGCAGCATTTCGAAGCTGTGGGTGCACAAGGGCTATGCACTCGTCGACACCGCCGGCTTCATCGAGAAGTACGGCTCGCCGCACATCCAGGTGACGACGTCGCGCGCGTTCAAGGAGGGCGACCCCATCCTCGAGCGCATCAAGGACGCGTGCCGCGCGTTCATCGTCGACCAGATCGGCATCATGCCCGAGGGCGCGACGCTGCAGGTGCTCGACGCCATCAACAAGGGCTCCAACGTCAAGGACGTCTACCTCGCGTTCATGACGTGGTGCGAGCGCGGCATCAGCAAGGCGATCTCGGGTCAGGTCTTGTCCGCCGACGCCGGCGACGGCGGCCTCGGACACGGCGCCGAGGCGAAAGAGCAAGGCGAGGTGAGGCAGGACATTCGCGAGGCCGACGGGAGCCGACTCGGCGAGCGCGTGACGTATCAGGTGATGCGCCCGTGGACGCTGTACCACTTCGGGCCGAACGCGCCGGTGCCGCGCTTCAAGCTCAACGTCGCCAAGCCCGAGGACAAGGTGCAATCGACGCTGGCGCAGAAGCAGCGCGCGGAGACGATCAACATTCTTCGCTCGTCGGGGCTGCCGATTCTGCAGGCGCAGTGCTACGACGAATTCGACCTCGAGCGGCCGCAGAACGTGAACGACCAGGCGCTGCTGCCGTTGCCGGCGCCGCCGCCACAGGCGAGCACCATCGGCGACCCGATCGGCGGTGTGCCCGCACCAGGAACGAAGCCAGGAGCATGAAGACATGGCGATGAATCAGAACGCGAATCAGTGGTCGGTGCAGAACACGCCGGCGGCGGCGACGCAGGCGACGATCACGAAGGCCGCGGTCGCCGGCGTGCGCCACGTCTGCGACAGCATCACGGCCACGATCGCATGCGCCGCGACGGCGCAGACGCCGATTCAGGTGGTGCTGCGCGACGGCACGACGGGCGCGGGCACGATCTTGTGGTCCGCCGAGCTCGCGGCGATCGCCAACGGCATGGGAGAAGTCGCCGTCACCGGCCTCGGCATTCCCGGGACGTCCGGCAACGCCATGACGCTCGAGTTCGTCGCCGCCGGCGTCGCCGCGAGCGTCGAGTCCGTGTCGATGGTCGGCTACGACCTCACCAGCTCGTAATATTTTCTTGACAGTCGGCTCCGCCGTTCAGTCGGAGTCGGTTTTGCGATGTTCCTTGTCGACCGCGTTTCCCTCCGAGAGCTGGCTCAGCTCGACCTGTCGTCGCTGCCGACGGAGTTTCGGCTGTTCAAGTTCGGCGAGAACGAGACGAGCAAGGGGACGTTCGTCCTCGACCAGGCCGGCGCCGAGTCGGTCATGGCCGCGTACCAGAAGCACGGGATCGAGCTCCACCTCGACTACGAGCACGACCAGCGCATCGCGGCGGCGTGGTTCGTGCCCGACGTGCGAAGCGACGGCCTCTGGGCCGCGAACGTGCGATGGACGCCGCGCGCGTCCGAGATGCTGCGCTCCCGCGAGTATCGCTACTTCTCGCCGACGTTTTACGCCGACGGCAAGAAGCGCATCACCAAGCTCGTCAACGCAGCACTGACGAACTTGCCGGCCATGGACAATCAAGAGCCGCTCATCGCCGCCAGCGAAGCGGTCGAGCTGTCCGTGTGGTCGACGGCGTTCGTCGACACGCTGCCTGACTCGTCGTTCTTGTACGTCGCCCCCGGAAAGAAGGACGGCGACGGCAAGACGACGCCGCGGTCGCTCCGCCACTTCCCGGTCAAGGACGCCAGCGGCAAGCCCGACCTGCCGCACGTGCGCAACGCGCTGGCGCGCATCCCCGACAGCAACGTCCCCGCAGCCGTCAAGGCGCGAATCACGGCAGAGGCCGAGCGGATGCTCGGCAAGGAGAAGCGAATGAAAAGCATCGTCGGCCTCAAGGACGACGCCACCGAGGACGACGTGCAGAAGCGCGTCGAGGCCCTCGCCGGCGCCGAAAAGCAGCTGCTCGAGCTGACCGGCAAGTCGACGGTCGCCGAGGCGCTCGAGGCCGTGAAGGCGTCGCAGCGCGCGACGGCGCTGGCGGTCGGCGAGGCGGAGAAGCTCGCCTCGCGCCTCGCGGCGCTCGAGGACGACAAGTGGGGCGTCGAGATCAACACCGCCGTCAAGGAGTTCCGGCTCACGCCGGCCGAGGCGGAGGAGCACAAGGCGCTCAAGGACGTCGAGCGCGACGTCGCGCGCCGCCTCCTGTCGAAGCGCGTGCCGAACAAGCCGGCCGGCACCGACGTCGAGCGCAAGGACGACGCCGTCGGCGACAAGGCGACGACGGCCCTGAAGCTGATGGCCGACTTCAAGAAGGCCAATCCCCAGGCGTCGACCGCGGACGCCTACATCGCGTGCGCCGCCGAGCACCCGGCGCTGTTCACCGAGGAGGCGTAAGTCATGCCCGGACAGAATCTCGTCGCGGCGACGCAGCTGATGATGATCGCCGACGTCGCGCTCACCAAGGGCGCGGCGGTCGTGCTCGTCGTCGGCACCGAGGACCACGTCAACTTGCCGGCCGGCGCCAACTCGGCGCTGGTGTACGGCTTCGCGATGAACGACGCCGCGATCAACGAGCGCGTCGCGATTCACGTCGGCGGCGGCGTCGCGACCGCGAAGGCCGGCGCCACCATCGCCATCGGCGACTACGTCATGGTCAACAGCGCCTCGGGCGACCTCAAGACGCTGGTGCTCGGCGCGTCGAACCAGTACGCCGTCGGCAAAGCGCTGCGCGGTGCGGCGTCGGGCGACCTGTTCCCCATCAAGCCGTGCGATTTCATCGCGCAGGGAGCGTAACCGATGCCCGCCAATTCGTCTCTTTACCAGTCCCCACTGCTCTCGCAGATTGCGGTGGACTTCAAGAACCGCGACTACATCGCGGACCAGATCCTCACGCCGGTCAACGTGCCCAAGCTGCAGGGGCAGTACCTGGTGTGGGACCAGGGCGTCACGTTCAAGAATCCCCGCACCGCCTACGGCCAGGACGGCCAGGTGTCGAGCGTCGACGTCAAGGCGACCAAGACGAGCTTCTCGCTCAACATCGAGGCGCTGTCGACCTGGATCGACGAGCTGGAAACCGCGCAGGCCGACATCAGCTACGTGCGCGCGCTCAAGGTGCAGAAGCTGGTCAACGCCATGCGCATGCGCCTCGAGCTCGACGTCGCCGCGCAGCTCACGAGCACGTCGGTGCTGACGCAGAACACGACGCTGTCGGGCACCTCGCAGTGGAGCGACTACGTCAACAGCGACCCGATGAACGCGATCTTGGTGCAGCAGGACAACCTGCCGCGCAAGGCGAACGTCCTCATCCTCGGGCGCCAGGTGCTGACGCAGCTGAAGCGGCACCCGAAGATCCTCGACGTCACCAAGTACACGCAGACCGGCACGGTGCCCAACGAGCGCCTCGCCGAGCTGTTCGAGGTCGATCGCATCATCGTCGGCGAGGCCCTGAAGGACACCGCCGCCGACGGCCAGGCGGCGTCGAAGTCCTTCATCTGGGGCAAGAACGCCATTCTGGCGTACGTCGACCCGAATCCGCCCTCGCCGCTCATGGATCAGCCGACGCTCGGGTACATCCCGCGCATGGGCGGCCCGATGGGCCAGAACAGCTGGCGCACGTACACCGCGGTCGTGCCGACGGTGGGCACGGGCGCCGGCCGCGAGTGGATCAAGACCGAGACGTCGTACGGCATCCTCGTGAGCGCGCCGACGATGGCCTATCTCTTCGTCAACGCGGTCGCGTAAAGGGAGGCCCAGATGCCGAAGTACATCGTCAAGGAAGGCAACACCGTCGAGCACGACCAGCGCGTCTACGTCGCCGGCAAGGAAATCGAGCTCACCGACGAGCAGGCGGAGAAGATGCCGCACGCCGTCGAGCCCGCGCCGGCGCGCTTCTTCTCGAAGCGTCCCGACAAGAGCGACGCCGGCGACGCGTCCAGCAAGTAGCCAGAAAGGAGGTCGGACATGGCCGGGTCTGTGTATTCCAGCGAGTCCGACCTCAATCTGGACCCGCAGCGCCTCATCGAATTGACCGAGCTGCCCACGGCCATCGGCGTGAAAGACCAGCCGACGATGGACGCGACCTCGCTCGAAGCGCAGGACGATGTCGACGAGATGCTCGCCGGCGTCTATGTCGTGCCGTTCACCGTCGGGAGTGTGCCGGCGCCCATCCGGCGCATCCATGCCTCCCGGTGGCGCTATTTGCTGTTCGAGCGGCGCGACACGCTGTCGATCCCCGCCGACGAGGTCGCCAAGTGGAAGGCGTCCGAGGCGAAGCTCGAGGACTACGCGACGCCGGGCGACGGCGGCCGCATCCTCATCGGCGCCGCGCGCATCAACGCTGCGACGGGTCCGCTGAGCAACGCGGGCACGTTCTCGAGCGACGTCGGCGATCCGAATCCTGCCGCGCGCATCTTCGGCCGCTTCCGGGACAGGCTGGGCTGATCGTGCAGTTGTCCTACGAAATGGACCTGTCGCAATGGACGCGAGCGCTGTCGACGATGCGCGCGCGCAGCGATGACCTGTTGCCGGCGCACGAGAAGATCGGCGACCTCCTCGTGCTCGAGATCGTCGGCAACATCGAGAGTCAGCCAGCCGAGTGGCCGCCGTTGAAGCCGGCGACGTTCGAGCGGAGGCACGCCGAGCATCCCGAGGCTGGCGACCAGATGCTCATCGTCACGCGCGCGCTGATCGACTCGATCAGCAAGGACGCGCACGAAGCCTGGGTCGACGTCGGCTCGACCTTGAAGAAGGCGCGCACGCTGTTCTTCGGCCACGGGAACGTACCCGCGCGCTCCCCATTCACGTGGAAGCGCGGCGTGATGAGCGCCGTTGGGCGTATCTACCTCGAGCACATCGCGGGTGGGCTGTAATGGCAACGAACGTCGCGATGGACGTCGTCCTCGACGCGATGGTGGCGCAGCTCGCGGCGCAGCTAGTGCCGGCGACGGGGCAGCCGATCACGTCGCTCACGCCCGTGCACAACGTGCAGCGCTACATGGGCAGCGAATTCAAGACGGCCGAGGGACCCAAGCGCGGTATCGCCGGTCGCACGCCGGCGGTGCGCGTGCGCTACGCGGGGACGCGCAAACTGACGACGACGATCGGCCGCCGCGTCGACCGCGTCGAGTCGGCGTTCTCATTCATCGTCGCCAGCGACAAGCACCACGACAAGGACAGCCGCAAAGACATCATCGCGCTGACGGAGTCGGTGCGGAACCTCATCAGCTCGCGCATGTGGGGCAAGCAGATCAACCCGATGCGCTTTCAGCGCATGGACACGCTGCGTGACGACGAGCAGCTGATGGCGATCGCCCTGACGTTCACCACGCGGCATCGCGTCGACTACACGATCGACCCCGGCACCGACACGATGCTCGAGACGCGCGGTTCGATCGTCAACGCCGCGGTGGCGCACACGTCGACGCCGCACGGGCCGACGGTGACGCCGATTGGCACGCCGGGCGCGACGACCTGGACCTACGGCATCGTCGGCATCGACGCCGCTGGCCTGCGCACGCTCATCGGCACAGCCGGCTCGACGTCGACGGGCGCCGCGACGCTGAACGGCGTGAACTTCAACCGGCTGACGTGGGCGGCGAAGGCCGGCATCGTCAGCTACGAGATCGAGCGGCTCGCCGCCGGCGGCACGCCGAACACGATCGGCAAGATCGGTACGACGGCCGCGCTGACGTTCGACGACACCGGCCTGGTGTCGCTCGGCGCGACGCCGCCGGATTCGCTGCACGTGGACCTGCACGACGTTTTCCCATGAGGAGCTGTTGATGGAGACCAAGACGGTGGTTCAAGGCGGCTTCGGGCCGGTGCCGATGGAGGAGAACAGCCAGCGCTACATCGACGCCGAGCCGGTGACGGTGCCGATGACCGCCTACTACGCGCGCCGGATGATGACCGGCGAGCTCGTCGAATACGTGCAGACGCCTGCAGCGCCGAAGGCGAAGGAGTAGCCGATGGGCCGGATCACGCTACCGACCGAAATTGTCACGAGCGACAAGACGCCGCGCACCGCGGTCGCCTTCGACAAGACCAGCGGCGCGAAGCTCACCAGCGACACCGCGCAGGCAGTGCTGCTCGTCGGGCAGATGGTAGCCGCGGCGACGGTCGCGGCGAACACGCCGACGGACCTCTTGCGCGAGGACGACGGCGCGACCTACTTCGGCGCCGGCTCGATCCTCGACATCGCCTGCCGCTCGGCGTTCTTGGCCAACCCGTTCGTGAAGCTCACGGCGGTGGGCATTGCCGACGCCGGCACCAAGGGAACGGGGACGGTCACGTTCGTCAACACGGCGGGCATCAGCACCGTTTATCGCGTGCGCATCAACGGGACGGAGTACGCCACCAACGTCACGACCGGTGATACGCCGACGGTCATCGCAACCAACGTGGCGGCGACGGTCAACGCCAATCCCGCCTCTCCAGTGACGGCGGCCGCCGCGGCCGGCGTTGTCACGTTCACTGCGGTCAACGGCGGCACCGTCGGCAATGGCATCCAGCTGCGCCACGTGACCACCAACGGCTTCGACGCCCCGACGTCCCAGGTGACCACCACGGCGACGCTGTCGGGCGCGACGCTGACGGGCGGTACCGGCTCGGTCTCGCTGACCAACGCGCTCGCGAGCGCGACCGGCAAGCGCTACCACAAGGTGGCCATCCTGCTCGACGACTCGACGGCGGGCGCCTCGGGCAAGACGCACACCGATAGCGAGGGCGACGCCGAGCACAACCATGGCGAGGTCTACGTGCAGTCGCTCAACGCCGTGCTCGCCTCGCAGACGACGCTGGCGCTGGCGCTGAACGCGAACCGAGGAATGCTCGGGTCGATCAGCAACTCGGAGTCGTGGTCGGTGCAGATCACCGCCGCGCTGGCGGCCGCCATGAGCCGCGAGGAAGTCGCGACGCGGCCGTACAACACGATGATCCTCACCGGCATTCTTCCGCCGCCTGTGGCGTCGCGCTGGCAGCGCACCGAGACGCGCACGCTGCTCGACAATGGCTGCACGCCGCTCGTCGTCCTGCCGGGCGAGCAGGTGGCGATCTTGCGCGCGGTGACGACCGGCGTGAAGAACGCCGCCGGCAACTTCGACTACTCGACGCTCGACGTCACCAAGATCCAGGGCTTCGACTACTTCCGCGACAACATCATCCTGATGTTCAACTCGAACTATCCGAAGGCGCGGTGGGCCGACTCGGACCCCGACGGCCTCTTGCCGGCCGACGTGGCGACGCCCGAGAAGGTCAAGGCGGACCTCATCAACGTCGCGCGTGACATGGAGGCGCTCGGCATCGTGCAGAACGTCGATGCGCTCAAGGACCAGTTCCTCGTCGAGAAGAACGGCACGCAGTGCATCTTCTCGGTGCCGGCGCTCATCGTCGACGGCATGCACGAGAAGCTCGGCAAGATCGTCAACATCTTGAAGCTGCCGATCAGCTGACGGAGATAACATGGCCGACGTCACTTTCATCGAGCGCAGCGTCGTCCAGGTCAATGGTGTCGACCTGGATGACCTGATTCTGTCGGTGGGCGAGAACAGCGCGCGCCCGACCAAGCCGGTCAACACCATGAACAAGGAGCGCGTCGCCAAGGGCTTCAAGCAGGGCAACAACCAGTTCTCGCTCGACATCAAGGCCGAGCGCATCGTCGACGCGCGCGTCCCCGACTGGCACGCGCTGAAGCAAGCGGGAACGATCATCAAGATCACCATCCGCTACAACATCGGCCCGTCGGTAACGTACGGCGGGTGCAAGATCACCGACGTCAACGACAGCACGTCCGACGGCGACTCGACGCGCGACATCAAGATCGTGGCGCGGACGCGCCGGTAACCCATTGCGAAGGCGTTTCTCGAGCGGGTGCAGCCGAGCCGTGAGCGCTGGAAGAGGGTCGAGTGGCCCTTCCCCTGCGACGACGAGGCCAAGCACCACGTCAAGGTGCGCGTGCTCGGACAAGACGAATGCGAGGCGGCGTACCTGGCGACGGTCGACCACTTCAAGGCGAAGAAGCGCACCGTGGTCGCCACCGATCTGGCGTTCGCGGCGCGTGAGCGCGCGGAGCTGGTGTGGCGCGCGTACAGCGACGGCGACGGACAGCCGATCGCGGACGCGACCGACGACCTGGTCAAGCAGCCGGTGGCGCTCATCGACGAGCTGCACACGACCTGGATCCAATTCCAGAACGACGTCTGCGCAGTGCCGCACACCGCGAAGGAGATGGACGCGCTCGTCGACCTCCTAAAAAAAAACATGGCCGCGGATCGCCTGGCCGCCTTGCCTTCGAGCTGGCTGATCGCGCTCATTCGTACTTTGGCAAGCCTGCTGCCGCCCTCGACGCAGGCGAACGAGCATGGCTGATCGCGATGTGGGCGAGCGGCCAGATTCTCGACGCTGAAGCGCGCCAGGCGGCCAAGGACAAGGCCGAGGGCGTGACCCGCGTCGGGCTGAGCCCGGCCGCGCTCAAGCGCAAGCTGGCGGCGAAGAAGGCCGCCGAGCGCGCAGCGAAGAAGAATCGCCGTGGATGAAACGCTCGAGGCGAAGTTTCGCGTCTCGCTCGAGGGCAAGGAGGAGCTCCGCGACTTCTTCGATGAGTCGTCGGCGGGCGCGAACCGTTTCAGCGCGAACATGTCGCGCGCGCTGCGCGGCGCCGGCGGGGCGATCTCGTCGTTCGCGGGCAAGGCCGGCTCGGAGCTCCAGTCCTTTGCCGGCAAGGAGCTCGGCGGCAGCCTGGGGAGCAACGCGCGCGGCGTCTTGCAGCTGCGCGACGCGATCACGCAGCTCGCCGTCTCGTCGGGCAAGGGCGGCGAGATCGTGGGCGCCCTCAAGGACCAGATCCAGTCGACGTCCACGGCGGCAAATCAGCTACAGGGCGACGTTACCGAGGCGCTGCAGGCCTTCGTCGAGCGCACGGGCGACCTCGAGACGGCGCGCCGCAACATCGAGCTCTACGGCAAGGCCGCCACAGCGACGGGCGCGGCGGTCAAGGACCTGTCGCTCGTCGGCGTCGAGCTGTCCGACAAGCTTGGCATCAAGGACCAGGCGCAGTCGTTCGCCATCTTGGCCTCGCAGTCCAAGGCGGGCGCGATCGAGCTCAAGGATCTGGCGACCAAGGGGCCGCGCATCTTCGCCGCGGCCGCATCGGCAGGCGCCACCGGCGAGACGGGCCTGCGCGAGGCCGGCGCGCTGGCGCAGGTGTACGCCAAGGCGTTCGGCGGCCGCGGCTCGGCGGCGAGCGTCGCTACCGCCGTCGAGAACACGTTCACGGACATCCTGAAGAAGTCGGCGAAGCTCGAGGCGGTCGGCATCAAGGTCAACGGACGCGACCAATTCGAGGTGCTCAAGGACATCATCCGCGCGACGGGCGGCGACAAGCAGAAGCTGCTCGAGGTGTTCAATGCGCGCGCGATCCGTGGCGTCGACGTCTTGGCGCGCGAGTACCGCACCACGGGAGGCTTCGCGACGTTCGACAAGTTCCGGGACGTCTACGCCGATCCGAACCTGCTCACGCGCGACTTCGCGACGCGCAACGCGACCGGCGAGGCGAAGATCAGGCAGCAGCAGATCGCGCGCCAGGCCTTCTTCGATAAGTTCCTCGGCGGCATCGCCGAATTCGGTGCCGAGCACGCGACAGAGCTG